CACAAAATCACTCGTAGCATCTCCCCAAGCAATTGACATCTCGTCAATATACTTTTCACTCTCTGTAGTTGAACTTGCAGAAACAATAAGTGTAAACGCTTGACTTGCAGTAACTGCGGTTGAACCTGAAATAGATGTTATAAGTGGTACTGCTGTATTTACAGTTATCGGTTGTCCCTTAAATTCTTTTGTACCACCAGACCAATTAGCTACAATTCTGGGTTTAAAATTTCCTTGAGTTGAATATGTAGCAGTTGTAGTTTGTCCTGAAGCACTCATTTCTACTTCACTAACTCCAGTAAATAATTTTTGACTGGTTGGACTTCCTTCACCATCTTCAGTAAATGTAACTGTAAGTGGTGCCGTTCCAGATGTTACATTTGAAGTTACATGAGGTCTTGGTGTAACTGCATTACTAACACTTTGTTTTATAACTGTATTTGATTTTCTTCCTGCTGTATCAACTACATAATGTTCAATATCAAAATTGCCCCCTGCACCATATGATGCAGAAACTGCTGACCCTGTTACTGATGTTGGGAATAGTTGAAATCCATCCCAATAAATTGTTTTGCCGCTTGAATTTTTTGCTCCAACTCTAAATGAAGCATATTTTGTTCCTGGATGTAAAAATCTACTATGTACACTAAGTTTTGTCCAATCACTACTATTGATTTTAATTAGATCACCTACTACTATATTTTGATGTACATCTCCTTCTTCACCAATTGTTTCATAGTTTGCATCTAATCCATACAATGACAAATAAGCAAATGTATTCTCAGAATCAGCTTTGGCATAAGCACTAACTGTAAATCCATCCGATTGAGTTGCTGGTGCGAGTGCAGCAGTACTACTTCCTCTATAATGTCCAAAATAGCTATCAGCTGCATTTGAAACTTGTGCTATAGCATTTGAACCACTATATGCTACTGAAGATTGTCTGGTTACACTTGCATTACCTACAGAATATCCGTCCCAAAATCCACTTAAAGCACTTCCAAATATATTATTAGGTGCATAATTTATAAATTGACTACCAGTTATTTGTGCTTTTTCAAAATACCAATGGAATTTATCAAGACTTAAACCAGTACCAACTGTTGCACTTGAAGTAACATTAAAATTTACATCTGTATTAACTAATGAGTTTGATTGAGAAAAATCTGCTACTGCCGGCGTTGGGTGAACTTTTACAGTTTGAGCAGTACTATTAGTTTGAGTATTATAATTATTTCCTACAGTATGAGTAACTGTATAATCTCCACTTTCACTATATTCATGTATTACTCTTTTACCTGCGGAACCTGTAACTACTAAACTTCTACCATCTCCAAAATCCCATTGAAATGTTGTATCATCAATATTATCATCAGGATTTGAAGCATCATCTGCACTAGCAGAATATATACTTCTATCTGTGAATCTAAATCTTGCTTTTGTAAAAAGTGGGTTTGTAGAAGTTTCTAAACTTCCAGTTAAATATTGTGCTTCTCCTGATTGTGCTTCGTTTAAAACACCATTAGATACAAACATACCAGCTTTTGGTGTAGCAGGTGGTGATACCGTAACTATAACGTTATCTTTAGCCCCACCACCAAACGGTGAATTTCCAGTAGCTCTAACAGTATACGTCTGAGCTTTAGTATATGTATGAGAGCCATTAGTAGTTTGTGGATCAAAACTATCAGTTGTAGAATCTCCCCATTCATATTCTACATTATTTATCGGTCCTACTGCATCTGCTATTAAATCAACTGTAAATTTGTTATTTCTTAAAACTCCAGTAGGTTTTGTATTATTAATAAATCGAAGTTCTAAATCAGAATGTGCTATTAAATTTGGATTTAAAAATTGTCGGACTCCAGCAGGTATTCGTGATCCAGAAAGACTTCCGCTCACTAAAACATTTACTTCTTTTTGTCCTGTTTTAGGTATTACTTCTTGTAATATTGTTTCAGATATTGATAACTTTGGAGCTCTTAAAAATAAAATCTTTTCATTATTCGGTGAAGATGGATCTATCATTATTTCCATTTGATAACGAACATTATATACATCTTGAAATTCTTCTGGAATAACTAATCCATCATTCTGTTCTGGATTTGGATTTATTTCACCAAGTAATGTTAAAGTTGCTATTCCAGGAGTAACATCTTCATATACTTCTATACTTAATCTTCTTGAAGTACCTTCTAAATAATTTCGTATTGGATTTACATATACGGTTTTACCAGTTATATCAATTAATTCAAATAATATATCTGTTTCTCTTTTTAGCGCGGGAGAACCATCAATTAATATAGATGATCTACCAGTAGGTATAATATCTGGAGCATCAAGGATTTTAAAATATTTATTATCTGTATCCTCAATAAATACTTGAACTTGATCTAAATTCTGTTTTTTAACTGTTTTCTTGAATAATGCCATTTAAATAGTTGTCCCATTTCATTTATAATAAATATTAAAACTTTATTATAAGTATATTTATAGTGTGTATAATGGATGTATAAATGAAAAAAAGATATAATTTTACGTTAGATGAGTCTGTAAAGACTATTTTGGAGCGTTTTGCTAAAGAAAATTTTACTACAATGTCTGCAGTATTAACTTCTTTAATTTTGGAATTACAATCAAAAAAGATTGTTTATGGTAATAAATTACCTTCTAAGAGGATTTCCCAAAACTAATATTGCTGTATCCATGTTCTTTCTTTATTTCTAATAAAGTATCTACAGCATCTCTCATAGATTCTATATGTGATACAATAACAACAAATTGAAATTGAGATTTTAAATATTGAAAAAAACTATAAACAGAATTTAAATTTTCACTATCCATAGTTCCAAATCCCTCATCTATAGCGAGAAAATTACCTCTTGGTAAATTACAAACATTAATTAACCCTACTCTAAGAGCTAATGATGATATAAATTTTTCCATACCACTTGATAATTCTAAAGGCCACACATTATCTTCATCATACACAATATAGTTATTAATACTCTTACCATCCATTTTAAATATAATGCTGAAATCAACAATCTGTGATAATATATTATTAACTTCCCCTTCAATAGTCGGTAGTGCATCTTGTATTAAATTATATGGAACTCCATCTCTACTTACCGCTTGTAAATAATAATGATACGCTCCTATCGTATCCTCTAATTCTTCCATTTTAGTAATATTATCAAACAATGTTTTTATTTGTGTTTCTAAAATAGCTACTGTTTTTCCCCTATTATATTTTTTAGCAGTATGATCTTTTATCTTAGAATCTACCACTTGTATTTCTGATTCTACTAACTCTATTTTAGATAAAATATCTTTATTAAATTTTATAGATTTTTCTTGTCTTTCAAACTTTGTTATATCTTTTAAAACATATTGTTTACTTTGTTTAACATTCTTACCTTTTTCAATAATAACATCTTTTTGATGGTGTACTGATTCTAATTTTGCTTCTTCTTCAAATATACTTTTAGTAATAATATCATATTTAGATTGTATTTCAGTATACTCTTTGACTACTTTTCGTAAATCTCCAGCCTCTTTTATATATTGAGTTTGTAAATGTTTATTATGTGTTATAGTATCTATTGCATTTTTAGCATCTTTTACAAATGGATTAGTTAAACAAGCTTCACACGTTTCATTCCATTCCCAACTCTGTAATTTATCTATAGCTTTTTGTTCTACATCTATTTGATTTTCTAATGTTAATAACAATTTTTCATAATTTTCTAAGTCTCGTTTTTTATTGCCAACTTCTTCAATATCTAATTTTTTTATTTTTTTATTTTTTAAAGTATCCAATAATTCTTTTGTATTAACTATAGATTTTTCTAATGAAATATATTGATCTCTTAATATACCTGTTTCATCTTTTAATATATTTAATTCTTCTTTTAATTTTTCAATATCTTTTACATCTTCTATTGGTTTTAATTTAGAAGTAAATTCTTTTTTAGATTCTTCAAACTTTTCCTTTTGTTCTTCATACTCACTTAACTTTTCATCAATTAACTTCAGATCAATTTTATTAGATTTCAATTGACTTCTAGCTTCAGTTAATTCATCTTCATAATTAGATTGTTGAAAGTTTTTTAGTAAAACAGATTCTTCTTTAACTCTCTCACTTGCCATTTGATATAATTTATCAAACACCCCAATACCCATAAATTGAGCTAATAATTCTTTCTTTTCTTTCTGAGTTTTATCTATGAATACTCCTGATGAATTATTTTGAGTAGACAATGTAGTTAAAATAAAATCGTCATATGTTCCTAATACTCTACGAATATTATTGTTTGTAGTTCTCCTTTGATCACCATTCATAGAAACCATTTGTTGTAACTCTGTATCCCAACGTTCAAAGTTAACATCTACTTTAACATGCCCATTTAAAAGTCGTTTTCCTTTTCTTTCAACATAATAATCTGTTCCATCTATTTCTATATTAAGTTTACATCTAAAATCTGATTTTTTATTGTTCAATATCATATCAGCTTTAAATGCTCTACTACAAGTATCAAATAAACAAAAAGATAGTGCATCTAATAATGATGATTTACCACTTGCATTTGGAGCAAAAATTCCTATTATACCACTTAATCTAGTAAAATCAACTATATTAGTTTTACCATAAGAAAACATATTATCAAATTCAAACTTTTTAATTTTCCAATTAATATTCCTTTGAATATCTTCTTCTGGTAAAATTTGATTTAACTCATTATTTATTTCTTGTAATTGTATTTCAAGATTATCATCTATAAAAAATTCTTTTTTAATATAATCTAATATTAATTTATTTTGATAATCTACGTTAGATACATCTCCTATACTAATCTTTTTAGCTTCATCTCCTAAATTAATAACACTATCTACTTTATAAAGTTTACTCTCTGTTAATTTAGGATATTTATCTTTAACAATAGAAAGCACTTTTTTTATTTGAGTTTCAGTTGTATTTTTACATCGTAACCGTAACCTTCCTTTCTCTGGAAGGGCATCCCAATCTTTTGGTAAATTTCCATCAATAATATCAAGAGTAGCATATCCATAATCATTTGGTATTTCAATATGTTCAAACTTTCTATTCTTCACATCCCATACAGATACTCCGTGCCCATACACCGCTTCACCATAATTTTGTTGAACAAGACTACCACAATATCTTACGTGGGGCTTTTTATTAACATTATCATATTCTTGTAATGTTTGCATTTTATGAATATCCCCAAGCAAAACCATATCATATCCATCCATACTTTCTAATTTAACTTTAGATGGTAACTTAAATCCTAAATCTGTAGCTGATTGATCAACAGTACCGTGATATAATAATACTTTAGTATCTCCTTCTACATCTTTTGCTTGAATATAATTCTCTTCTGTATCCCAAACATCCCATACTACAAATGTTATATCTGCAAAATTATAAACACCACTATCTTTAAAATAATATAAATTTGGATGATTAAGATTCTCTACAATTGGTGTAAGAACATCAAGCCTATGTGTATTATTTAAATTACAGTCGTGGTTTCCTGCTATAATAATAGTTGGAACAATATCAGAAAGATTTTTGAATAATCTTGATAATTGATCTACCAATTCTGGCGACATTTCAGTTTTACTATGTGCGATATCACCGCCTATATAAACTACACTATCTTCAGGATTCTTTTTTATTATTTCATATAATTTATTAAACACATCTTCAAATTCGGAATGACGATGCAGATTTCGTATTTGTATGTCCGATATATGATATATTCTTTTTACTGCATTTAAATTAGTTTTTATAATATGTTTTTGATTTTTCAAACTTCTTACCTTTTAATTTTGATTGAATAACATCAGAAAATGTTAGCTCTTTTGTGCTTTCTATTTTTTCTGTCATTTTGTCATAACCTACCTCATTTGGATCCTTATCCTCTAAAGATACTAGTCTAACTTGTATACCATATGATTTTAACTTAGTACTTATCTTTAATGCATCTGGTTGAGCATCACTATCAAGTATAATATATACATCTTTTACTTTTTTATTTAATAAAGTCAACATCAATTTTTTTGGGATTGTTTTACCTAATAATGGAATAGCATTTCTTTTTACTGTCATAGCATCAAATACACCTTCACATAATATTATTGGTTCATCCCAATTTATAAATAATTCAAAACAAATTATATTTTTACTTATCGTGGGATTTTTATACTTCATACCACCACCATAGATATCTCGTGCTATAAAATAATTTAACTTACCATGTTTATCATAAGATGGTATTATAATTCTATTACTATAAATTCCACTTTCACAATAACCTATACCATATCTTACTATGATATCTTTAGTAAATCCTCGCTCCTTTAAAAAATTATAACATCTCTTTTCTATGGGTGTGCTGAAATGAATATGATTTAGTCTTTTAAATTCTTTAGGTAACGAAACTAATTTTTTTACATCTTTTTCTGATTTTTGATCATAATAATAATCTTCTTGCTCATTTAAATATTCTTTTAAATCGCTCCAACTATTCTCACTTACACCTACAGCTTTAAATAATTGATAAAAATTATGACCACCTTGATTAGAAACCCAACAATGCCATTTTTGGTTTTTTATATTTATTTGTAATTTAGGCTTATAATGAGAAATAAACGGAGACCAAAACATATACTCATTTTGTTTTCTTAATTTTGTATGGGTAGAACCTAATGCCTTTGACAAAATATTCAATATAATATTATTCATCTAATAATTGTAATAACTCCTCAAATTCTAAAACAGCATATGTTTTAGAACGATTTCTTTTAAAAATAACTAATGGTATATGATTACCACTATTACCTTCAGCTTGATCTAATGCTTCCCAGATATTAATTTTTTCTTGATTTTTACATTCTACACTAAATGGAAATACTCTACGGGCTGCAGGGGATAATAGAATATCTTCGCCGGAATCGCCCATTGTAATAGAACGGACATCATCTGGTTCTAAAGAATCGAATTTTTCAAGAATTATATCTCGAACTTTATTTTGGAGGCGTTTGCCCTTATTCTTTGCACTACGTGGTTTCATAACATAATACTAAATATAACCTAATTTGAGCTAATTAAAATTTATTTTTCCATTTACTATACTCTTTAATAGCCCATTTTTCTGCAATTTCCTCAAATTTATTATCATCGTGAAAATCTTTACCTTTATTCACAGCAATATTGCCTGCTTGTTGATATGCCTTTTCGTATTTCTTTTTACCCATTTTTTTAGCATCTATAGCATGCTTAATCTCATGTAAAATTGTTATAATAAGTTCTTTAACTGTAGAATAACTACTTCTTAAACGTATTGTATCTGTCATCCAATTATAATCTGCTTGATTAGAACTTGCTCCAAATTTTATTTTAGATTTTAAATTATAGTATTTTACTAAATCTGATGCAATAAGTTGAAAATCTGCTCTTTCTAATAATATTCTTTTAAACATCAAACCTCACCACAAAATTTAACAATAACTCATCATCATTTTTAATCGGGTGTGCTAATTTACCAATAGCCATTAATTCACTTTTATCATTATATAACCCAATAGAAGTAACATATGGATTAAATAAACTGCCTGTTGCTAAATCAATAGATTCTGAAGCGGCTGTGTATGATCCTGATAAAGAGCCTGTTCCATTAGTAGGATTATCTCCTGGAGGAAAAAATTTACTAATAAAAGATGTAGGAAGTCCACTTGGAAGTGTGTGTCTACCACCTCTATCTTTAGCTATACTAATATTAGTAGTACTATTAAACTCTCCACGATCCACCGTACAGTTATATTCATATTCATAATGTGTTTGAGTTGCTTTAAAATCAATTTCAAATCCATCACTACCAGTAGCAGAACCAACTACTGAATATGAACCTGTATCTGTTATAGCTACAATTCCGTGTGAATAAAAAATATTACCTACAGAACCCGTAGTTCCTGCTGCGAATGATGCTGAATTTGCATTATCATAAATATTTCCAAACCCATCATCTTTTAATGTAAATGTTGTTGCACCACCATTATCAGTAATTGTTACTGAGCCTGGTTTTACTTCTTCTCCAAAAAATTGTTGTGGTATTGTTAATATTTGAGCAGAACCATGTAACGTCATTTTCTTATTTGCTACATTGTTAATACCAAAAGAATTCCAGGGTTCATCTTTTTTAGAATAATATAACCGATTTATTGTAAACCAACTTGGAATTGCATAATATGTTGCAAAAGGTGTATTATCAGCCGAAACAGATCCACTATAATAACTTGAAGAGACAGCTGATGAGGAACTAAATAAATGTGCAGAACTACTATTAGCGCTAAAACCAAAAACACCACTCCCACTATCCATATCAGTTAACGAGAATGATTTGTGGGTTTTAAACGATTCTACAGAAGTATCGCCATCTTGAAAATTCTTATACATTAAAAAGCTCCGTTAAAAATCGAGCTTCACTTTTACAATAGCTTCCCTAGAAAATGATTTCAATAAAGGTTTAGATAATTTTGCAACTGCTAACAATTCATTAGAATCATTATACATTCCTACGGTTGTCATATAAACCTTAGGATCATTTTGCATAGATGATACTGTTAGTGAGCCATCAGATTGAGTAAAAAATGTAGGATTAGTACTAAAATTATATTTCTTATTAGTTAATCTACAAAAATAATGTGTAGTACTTAATTGCTCTTCCCGTCTAGCTACAAAATAAGAACTTGCAGAAACGGAATTATATAATTTACCCGTATTATTATGAGCAGCATTTGATGCAGTATTAGTAGCTAATGCAAGATATCCTTGATCAAGTTTTTGCCCATTTAAAATCATAATACCCATATCAGGATAAAATAATCCATACGCACCATCAGTTGTTTCACTTGCTGCCGCTGTGTCTGTTACTGCTGTGCCACTTGCTATTGAACCACTTACTACATTAAAAACTCTACCGCCCTGAGAAACTGTTGGATCAGTTGTAGCACCACTATCATCAATCAATTTTACAGTTCCTGCACTGCTACTTAAATGTAATTCCCAGTTCCCTGGATCCACTTTTTCACGCATCCTAGCTCTAGCCATAGAAATAGCGTAAATGTGTTTTATATCTTTAGATGGAGAAAAAGTAAACTTAGTATCATTCGGTGCAAGAAGTAAATTTCTAAATTGAGAATAAACAGCTGCCGATGGTCTATCTGTATATGAAGTTCCTAATATCCCAGCACTTCCACTACCATCTAAATGTCCAAACGCCATTGAAAACTGAACCTCTGCTTCGCTATCTGAAGAAGGATTGGTTTTATAAACATCGTAAAAATATTTTCCCGAACTTCCACTTTGTGTAGAAGAAGTGTGCATTGTTTGAAGCGTTCCAATACCCCCCGACCATAAACCAGAACTAATAGTTTGATTAATATCGGTTATTATATCTTCTTCTGTATTAAATACTGTATATATTTCAGCCATTTTCTAACTCCTAACTATTTGCACTTACAGTTACACTAATTGTTTGAGATGCTCCAGAATCATTCCCAAAAATAGTCAACTGTGTTGTAATTGCTGATGTAGTTGCTTTGGATACTATATTAACAACTTTACCTATTACTGTAGTACTTCTCTTCCTATCAGCATCACTAAGGAATACTGGAACAGTTCCACCTCGTTGTTCAACCCCACCACCTGCAGATACAAACAAATCTGCTGCATCCGAATTATGTAATATAAATGTATATCCACCTTTTCCATCATTACCATTAGTTGTTGCTGGTGATATAATCTGTTGTTCATTTGCGGTTGTAAATGTTAATGCTGAACTTGCCAACTTAATAACAGGTAATTTAACTGTATTTTTTGGTAAAGTAACAAGTTTGTATCTCATTATCTGATTCTCATCTGGAATAGCCTCAAGTAACGGCATATTTTCTATAGCCGCTCCATATGAATTAGTTCCATCTGGGTGAGAAACATCATAGAGACCATAATCAATTTCATCATCTCCTAATGCAAATTTTGTAATTTTAAATTCATTATTTCCACGTGCCAATAATTCTCTACCTTTTTTGGTAAGAATAGCATCTATGGTTTGCGTGGTATTATCTAAAAATCCCATTATTTACTCCTAAGTATATTTGGTTTTCGTATATAACTGCGTTTACTCTACTATAAATATAATAATAAAATATATTATACATTAATCTATTCTCAATTGTGATTTTCCAGGATCTTGAGATACTATTCTTAGTGGAGTAGTATCCGAAGTTTCTACTGGATCAAAGTTTCCTGCATAATTATTTAACACAGTCGTAGCATTAGTCTGTTTACATCCTTCAAACATCAAATTAGCTAATGCACTAAATTGATCATATTTACTATCTATAGTGGAACGAGCTGTTGATGAAGAATAATATAAATTCAAAGATCGGCTTACTGAACTACTATAATAATATTTTGTTTCTAAATTATGTGGTGAAATAATCGAGCCAGTTATTTCTGGTTGTAAAACTTCTTCAAACACATATTCAGGACCACCGCTTGTAACTGAAGAAGATATATATGTATTTCCCCAATATCCTTTATGTGATCCTGTATAATTTAATCTGGTTAATGTTGGTATATTAAATATTTCAGTAGATCCAGAAATAATTCCTTCCTTATCATTTATACTTCCAGTTAATTTTGTAGTAACTTCTTTTGCATATATTGATGCATCTATGTGTCCTTCAAAATTTGGGGATTCAAAACTTAATCCTCTTGAAATAATATCTTTTGATCGTTCAAGAATATTTTGTTTAACTGTTAATCCAAATTCGGGCCTTGTTCTAGCTGGCAAAATATCTTTTATTTGTTTAAATATAATCTGATCAAAATACTTTATTAATCTCATATAATCCCAAAAATTATTTGGTGAACTATATTTTTGCCAATACGCATTTTTTATTTCATGTAATCTTCTATATCTTGGTTTAGGTAAATCTCTTGGATCTCCAACATATTGATGAAAATCTAAATCTGCTAAAGATCTAACAATATCCTCATCTATTACATCTGTTGGTGAGAAGAATATTCCTACTTTCGGTGAATCTTTTGGAGCTGCATCTAATAAACTTTTTTCCGATCGTTTAGAACTATATCCTGGAATATATGGTTGTAAGCCACCACCTTCAAGACTTGAGCTAATAACTCGCATCTTAACATTACTTTCTTTCTTAGGACCAATATTTGGTACTAACATTTTATCTTCATCTACTACACTAGCATAAAAATTTCCACTAAAATTCTTAGCACTACCAGTAATTGTAGTTAATGAAGTATCTCCACTTTTATCTTGTAATTGTGTATTTGCAGCTACACTCAAATCTTTATTATCATCAAACGATAATCTAAATACTAAATCAGTATACGAAGCTGAAGCATGATTTCCATTATAAGCTTTTGGTGAAGTAACGTGATTATCAAATGCCGACATTGTAAGTGGTGAATTCCAATATCTAAACTCCATCATAGAACCAGTTAAATATCCAGCTGCACCATAACCAACATTAACCTGATTAGGAGTTAACCAAGAAGTATTCAATGATTGAGAAACTGTATTAGCCCCATCTATAGACATAGAAGTTTCAGACGTATAATATATCTTACCTCTTCCTGCATCATATTTTTTAGCTGCTAATCTATATGTTACGGCTTGAGATCCACTATCAGATGCTACATATGCACCACTACCAGATTCTCTTGAAACCATAACAGACCAAAATTCACCATCATATAATGGCATAGCACTTGTAGACATTGAAACATAGCCACTTGATCCAGATAATTGAAAATCAACATGCCCAACATTATCGGTTGTACCAGAATCTTCTCTTAATTTAACTTCCCAATGTTTTGTAGATCCATTTACAGCTTCAACAAGAGTTTGACTTCCACTATTTACAGAATTAAATCTAAATTCAACTGTATCTGGTCTTCTTCCTGTATTTCCATCGTGTACCCAAGGTACTTGAACATATTGCCCACCTCTAAAATCTAAAGATTTAGTAAACTTTCTTTTTATATTAAATGATTTTACTTGACCAGGAAGAGATGGACCACCGTATTCCCTAACATCTAAAATAGTAGCAGGGATTCCAAACATATTAACCATTCCCCGTAAAGATTTTAATGTACCTTTTGTTTTTAAGAAAAAGGGTATATTATTAACCAATCTTCTATGTATTTTTCTACCTAAATCTTTCTGGGGTTCAGCTGAATATGTTGTGAACGCAGAATCAGATCCTGATTGGTATTGCCCGTATTGATATCTTGGTAAATCTAATAAATCTGCCCCATTATACAAATCTAATCCAAAACTTTTCGCTACATCTTGAATTAAATCATTTGAATATCCTTTTTTATTCGAATCATAAGTTTCATATATTTTTGGAATATGATTAATATATGTCCATACTTCATCATACATTTCTCCAACCATATCTATAAAGTTTAAAAAATCTTCATTGGAATTATCTTGTACAATATATTTTGGTATTCTATTAGCTAATCTATTTTCATTATCCATATCAAATACCGATGCACTATATGCCTGACCAGTTTCATTTACAACACTCCCATACCAAGATGTAAAATCTGCATGAGATGAAGTTATTGGTGTATATGGATCACTAAATGTTCCACTTCCAGTTTTTGGCCATGATGCATTATATCGTTCCGTCCCTAAAAATTCTGATCCACTTACAACAGTTGAAACAGTACTATACAAATACTTTTCATATGGTGTAAAGTTTAATTTAACATCTCTAATTTGTCTATGTACCGAACTTAATTCTTTTCCTAAAGATCCTGTAGTAGAACTAGTTGCTAATGATGCAGATGTAGTTAATAACGATTCTATCTTATCAAATTTATATTTTGCATTATCAAGTTTAGATACAGCAGAACCAAATACAGTAAAATTATCATATTTTTCAAAATCTATATTTAAATCAACTGATTGTAAACTAGAACTTAATATATCTGTTCTAATTTGTTCTGATATATTTACATCACTTGTTATTAAATCAGATAAATTTTTGTATTGTGTTGATTTATTATCAAAAAATGAGCCTTGGGCTGCTTCTAAATCAAATTGTGGATCTAATAAGAAAGTTACATCTTCATCAATCTCATCTTCTGGTATTAAAAGTACATCTTCTTCAACTGGATCAATAATTTCTTCTATTACGGAAACATTTTGTAGAGAGGCTTCACTAATTGATGAATATAATTTTAATAATTTTTTCTTCTCTGATTCCTGATGAGTATTTACAATTAAATAAAGATTATTATCTTCTGTATACAAATAATGTGATAGATCATTTACATCAATATTATCAAATGTAACATGAAATGTTAATGGTTTTCTTGGGTTAGTACCTTCATAATCACCATCTTGTGCCGATAATGATATTCCTTCATCTTTAAAATTTGCTTCTACAACTATAGTATCACGACTTTTAACCTCTACAATTTCAGATATAAATGGAGCATATTGAGGTATTGATTCAACTACTTTTCCTACTCCAGGGGCATTTTTTTCCTGTTCACCAGCAGCTTTTCGTGCATCTCTTTGAGCATCTTTTTCTGTATAATTTGGATCTTGCTTAGCCATTATAAATCAAACTCGTCTCGTTCAGTTGAAAGCCCACCACGACCTCCAGTTGTTGTTTCTGTAGTATCATCTTTAAGACCTACATCTAAATTTGGATTTTCTTCATCATCTACTGTATCTGTTACAGTATTTGTTTTTGTAGTTGTTTTATTAGTATTATCCGTTACGGTAAGATTAGTTGTTTTATATGATATAATAAATGCATTATCTATAGTTAACTTACCCCCTACCATAGCTGGAGAAAATCCCATATCTTCAGCTGTTAAAGTTGCTTTAATTTTATAAGGATCAGAAGTATCTACTTTTACAGTTCCTTCTGAAGTATAATCATCTGTACTTTTTGGAATGTAATCATATGCTGCAGTATCAAAATTTATAAAATTAGATGCATATGAAGTTTTTTCAGTTACATCTATATTTTTTAATTGTAATCTAACTTCTTTTCTGGATGGACTTATATCTGACACATCATATGCTAATTTTACCCTTGTTAATGGTTCAACATTTGTATCTTGTGGATTTGTTCCAGTATAATACTTACCTTCAATTTTTTGAACTGCTCCTTTCCACAATTCTCTATCGTTATCAAAGAATCCATATACACTCGAACCAGCTTTTCTTCTAAGAAAATTCAATCTTACTTTATAAGATCCAGCTATATATCCTAATTTTCTAAGTATTCTTCCTGGATTAAAATTAAATAATTCTCCTACTTTCAATTCTTCTACAGATATTTCTGTAGTTTCTATTACTTCACCAGTTTGATCTAAAACTGTTACTAATACAAAATCTCTAGTATCATTTCCAAATGACGTCGGATGTGCTGTAGAAGTATACAACATATTAAAATCATTATATGTTAATTCATTACTTGGCATTAGTCAACCTGTACTTTAATTGGACCCGAAGTAATCTCCCCTTGGGTTTGAGAATCCGATATTTTGCATGTAAAAACTCTTGTTGCATGATTTTTTCTATATTTAGCTGGAAAATATTCTACTACTTCTTTATCAGTAGCCCCATATCTATCACTTGGAAAAATTTCATTTCCATCAACAAACCATCTATATGTCATCCCAGTACCACCTACTGCATCTACTTTTATATATATTTTTTTCCAACCACTTGATAATTTCCCATTTTTTCTACGTTGAGTTCTTTTGGAAACTCTATATGGTAATTCAAGAACTCCAGTAACATCAACTTTAGGAGTCGTAGCAACACTATAAGGTAAATTTTTAACAAACCTTAATTTTTGATAACCAGCATCAGCTGATGCTATTGGATTTCCCTTTTGCTCCCAATCTGCCCGAGAATATGGTTGAGTAGTATCTACAAAATTATTCATTTCCGCTAAATAAGAAGTCCACGCCGCTTCTTTTTCAGCAGTTTCTGCTATCAATGATTCTAATTCTTTTAACTCTCGTTCTAACTCTGCTTTAATTCTAGCTAATTCATCCATTCCACCTATATATTCAACACTTGTTTCAACCAAATACCTATGTGAATTTATTGTACCTTCTCCTGGTATACTTCCTTTTAATCTTTCATATTCATTAAATAATTCTTCTATACTTAATCCTAAGCCAGCTCCACCCATTAACTCTTTAAAATTTTTATCTACAATATCATCAACTTTATCTGATTCTGGGGAAGTTTTTTCTAAATTTACTGGAACTAATTGATCAGTTGAATCTACTCCATAAAGATCTAAATCTGAATCAACTGATATTATTGTTCCATTCTTAGTTCTGAATACTGTACTACCATCTTCTCTTGATCCAGTTAAAAATAAATCTTGATATTCACTTTCTAAGCGTTTTAAACGTTTAGCTTGAAATGAATCAAGTTTTTCTTTGAACCTCGAATCAGTTTTAACTTGTTCGAATGTTATTGGCATTATCTACTCACTTTAAAAGTGTGATCTTGAAGAGATATTACATCTTGCTCATTTGATGTACTCTGGCTTACAGTTGCTTTAAATTGAACATTATAAATTCGTTCTGGTTGTAATCCATTTAACCAAAGATTAAAATAATTTCCTGTTGAATCGCAACTTACTATTGAACCGCTTCCAAATGGAATTATAACTTCTTCTGTTTGTGCATCTTTTATAGAATAATAAGTACTACCACTTGGTAAATACTTTACACCCAATTGAGTAGGTGTAGTAGCATAAGTTTTTTCTGGATATCTAGCCCGTCCTACCACTCGTATTTTTGTTTTAGAATCTTGCTTATATTCACTCCTCAACCCCTTAACATAAAAAGCCATATCATCATAATCAGAGCCTGTTATTGGTTGTAAACTTCCTGTACTCCAAGAACTATCATCCCAAACTGCTTCTAACTTTGGTGAATAAATTGTATTTGTATCTCTTGAGAAAAAACTAAAATTTCCTAAATGTGTTGTACTTCCCTCTGGTTGAGAAGTATCTGCATTTTTCAGACTACCACTTCTCTTTACTAAAAACCCTTCGTTTGGATATGTTGAGCCAGAATAAATCCAAGCATTCATTATATCTGTTACATTCATTCTCATATCAGTAGTTGAATGATCGTACGATTGTGAAGCATCAAGTTTAGCGCCACCACTACCACTATACCAAGTAGCACCAGATCCCGATAAACTGCCTGACATCCAATATTGACCTGAACTCTTTCCTTGACTATATTTCCAACTAACTCCATTTGTTATTTGAGGATTAGAATCAAATTCTCCTGTTCCACCAGTCCAAGATTGACTTACAGGATGAGCATATAAAAGATCACTAGTTGTTAATTCTTCTGGGTTTGCATCATACATATTTAAATAATACTTTGCAGTAGATGGTATTAACCCACTTATTACTGAAGAACTAATATAGGTTAAATCAAATTTAACTAACGCTCGTGAAACATTTACAGTATCACCAGTAGCACTCACATCTTTCCTAACCTCTAATATAGGATCCAATCCCGTATTCATAGATTGACTTGCTTGATATATTGTAGCATCTACGCTTGGATATTCAAAATAATGCATTTATTATCCCCCTATAGTTCCAACTACTTTACCCTGTATATCTGAATCTGAATATTTCAATTCAAACATACTTGGATCTAATGATGTATGATATATTCCATTATAATATGCTTTATCCATATCATATACATTTCCAGAGTAACCATCAGCAGTTCGGTATTTATTTGTAATAATTATTTGTGGCTTATCAGCAGGATTTGCAGTAGATGCTACAGCATCTTCTGGTGTTACTACAACAGCAACTCCCTCAACAACTGATAATTTATATAATAAATCAGATATAACTATAGGTTGGTTTATTTGCCACCTATCAATATTAAAAAATGATTTTACTTCATTTATACATCTAACTAAAACTTCATTTTTATTAAATTGTGGTAATGTCATTATAGAAAATTTAACTCCAATATTAATAACATACGCAGTTTTAATATTAATAGCATCTGTTACCATTCTATATTGTCCTAAATATGTTTGTAAATTTTCTTTAGTTGCTTGATTGGGTGCAGTTAAATTTTTATTTCCATCATATGATAAAACATATAAATTTAATGCTAGTGGGTTTTTATTATCTTGATTGGCCATAGTTTTTATCCATAAATTGATTTCTGAACAGTACCGCCTTGTGTTTCATCTTTTGAATCACTTGAAGTTGCTCCAATAGTATCACTAGTTTTTTCTGCTATATCACTTAAATGATCATCTTGTACTACATAAACTTTTGCAATACTTCCAAATCTAGAAGGCATTGCTAATGATCTTACCATATAATCATTCTTAGTAACTGCTCTATTTTGTGATTGAAAATTAGCAGCTGCATTACTTTTTATTTCTTGTAATGTTTCTGCATTTTTAGCTCCAACAGCTGCTTCATTATTTATAGCCCTAATAGACTGTAATGTAGCAGTTACAGTAGCTGAATTTAAAGTGCTTGAATTTGGTATTGATGTTACTTTATTTACAATTCTTGATAATTGTTTAACACCTACATTATCTGTATGTGAAGCGCCGTACGCAAAAACAACTGTTAATGTTGTATTAGATGGTGCTAATCCATAAGTCCGCGTTTTTAAAAAATTACTTGGGTCAAATGTAGTATCTAATTTAGAAACTCCTGTAGAAAGAGATGATCCAACATTATCTGGATTTGGTATAATTTCTTCATCAGGATTATCTGAAACTCCTGAACCAAATCTTAATTCAGTTCTATTATCACCTCGTAAATATGTAACAAATCTTCTTGGTGTTCTAATAAGTTTCATTAGATATGGTGTATCTCCAGCATAATCACTTAAATCTGGAGAATTTGTGGTATTATTTGCACTTTCATCTAAAACTGTATC